AGGATAAGGATTTATTCTTCCCTGATAACCGCACACAAGAGGCAGAAAGACTGCACCAACTTAAAGCAATATGCGCAAGTTGTATTCACAGTAAGGAGTGTTTGGAGTACGCACTAGAAAAACAGATAATTCACGGCATTTGGGGTGGCAAATCGCCAGCCGAAAGAGATGCCGTTGTTGTAAAGGATAAGAATGTCACCTTCAAAGGTATGGCACTGACCATTATCCAATTACATAAAAAAGGGTTGTCTGTCAACGAAATTGCAGGCCAATTGAACACATCGCCTAGTTATGCAAAGCGAGTTGTGAGCAAGTGGTTAGCAACTGAACAAGGAGCAGATTCATTACACCAACAGACAAAAGACTTATCAAAAGGCTGGCACTGATCGTGGTGGTTAGCGTTAGCACTTCATTGGTAGTTCAGGCAATTACGGCAACACCTGCAGTGCCTGAATTGGTTATCTATAAAGAGCGACCACCTTTGATGCAGGTAAATCCAAAGGAAGTAGCCCGCGAGCTACTGACTGCAAAACAGTTCAAGTGCTTTTCATCCTTGATGGGAAAGGAAAGCGGTTGGCAAGATAAGAAAAATCCAACCAGCACCGCATCAGGTATTGGGCAGTTATTGGATGGCACTTATCGTAATCTTGGCTTAAAGCGCAGCAAATCAACTGTTGCTCAAACCGTGGCAGCACTGGCCTACATTGGCCGCAGATATGGTTCTAACGGTCCTTGCGGAGCGTGGAAACATTTTAAGCAAAAAAACTATTACTAATGGGGGTTAGTATGAGCGTGGAAATAGAAACAGGCGTGGTTGACTTTGATGCCAACACCGCCGCTTGGCTTGAGCAATACAAAAATGCCGTGGCCAAGATCAAAGAACTTCAAGAAGTGGCAGATGTTGCTCGCGCACACATTGAGGCTGCACTTGGGGATAATCAAATGGGTATGTTCTTAAACCGCCCAGTTGTTAGATGGTCATTTGTTGAATCAACACGATTCGACACCAAACGCGCCAGGGAAATCTTGCCTGCGCAGGTAATTGAAGCACTTGAGGTAAAATCAACCTCTCGTAGATTTTCAATTGTAAATGAGGATGAATAATCCAATGACCTTTGCACCTTTGAACACACCAGCAAAAGAACTTGCAATGGAGTTGAGTAACATCATCACAGAGGCAAGTAAGTGGACACCGCGAAGCCAACAGGTTTATATCGGTCCATCTGAAGTAGGGCAGGAATGTGTACGCAAACTTGCTTACAAGTTGCTGGATTGGGATAAGGCTAATGAGTCGGGTGGCGGTTCTTGGAGCGCTAATGTCGGAACCGCCATTCACTCTTTTTTGGAGAATATCTTTGCTGCATTTCCTGATCGCTACGAAGTAGAACAACGAGTTCAAATTCGTGCAAACCTTTCAGGCACCATTGACCTTTTTGATAAAGAAAAGGGTTATGTGTTGGATTGGAAAACCACATCACCTGCAGGTGTCAAAGCCAAGCGCAGTGAAGGTGCCACCAGCCAACAGATTACTCAGGTTCAGCTTTACGGTTACGGAAAAGCCCAGCAAGGTGTGCAAGTAAATAAGGTTGGCCTTATCTTCTTGCCAACAGGCGGTTCCATTGAGGATATGCACATTGAATTGTTTGATTACGATGAGCAGGCAGCACTTGATTCACTTGCTCGCTTAGATAGCGTTTATGAGTTGCTTTCAACAATAGATGTTGAGACACATCCACAAATGTGGCCATTGATACCTGCAACACCTTCACGGCTTTGTATGTATTGCCCGTATTACCGACCTTTCAGCACTGATCTATCAGTTGCCTGCAATGGTGATACGGGTGTGTGAGCGTGATGGTTGTGGGTGTCAAATCCCAGCCAAAACAATCAACGACATAGCAAAAGAATTGGCGGAACTAACACCGCCTACAGAGTTGGATTCACCAACAAACTAAGCACCACCCAACCAAAAAGAAACGGGGGAAAGCCAAATGGCTTTTTCAGCACCTAGCAATAGAAAAAGTAAGCAAGCGCGGTCTTTATGTCGTTATTGATAGCTTCAATCAACCAATTGCTGTTCTTACTTTACTTCGTGATTGCAAAAAATTTATTGATAGAAAGGTGGGTGCATAAATGTTATCAACAACTGGTGGTTACACAATTCAAGAAACTGCAGATGGCGTAGCTCTTATTCAAAATGAGCGTGTCATTACACGATACACAATCAAGCAATGCAAAAATGGAAAATGGCAGGTTCGTTTATACGGTGCATCTTTTGGTTTGGAAATTGGTTATTTTGTTCCAGCAACTAAAACATTTGGTGCAGTTTTTAATCATTGCGTAAGCGATCTAAATTCAATTATTGATGAACTACTAACTGCAAAGGCTGGTGCATAAATGTTAAAAATTACACTTGCTGAAGTTTGTTTAATTCTTAATGATCAAGACACAATTTTTATGAAGCGCGGCAGTGGCAAAGTTGTTCATTTATCTGTTGGCGATTGCCGTCAAAATAATCTTTTGTGCGGAGTTACTTATTCACGCAATGGCAGTCGTTCATCTTACCTTCGCGCTTTGACAGGTTATGCAGAAATCAACACAACCGATATGTGCAAGAACTGCCTCAAGATTGTTCAAAATGCTGAAACTCCAGTAAAGGCAGGTGCATAATGTTTTCAACCAACTACACCTGCACCTGCACCGCCTGCAAAGAAACATTTGAATCAGTTATGAAGGTCAATTTATGTCTGCCTTGCTTTGAGGCATACCTAGCGAATTTGGAGAATAATTAAAATGGGTGCTATGAAATCTTTGTTGGCAGATGCAACAACCAATATGTATCACATCAGCGTTGATCTCAATGAAGCCTCTTTGTGTGGCAACCCTGACGAAATGAAGCAAGCACTTCGCAGGGCAATTGTTAACTCTGCACTTGCAATTGCATACCTTGAAGAATTGGAGCGTTAAGATGATTACAAAGCGTGGCAAGCGTGTGCGGGCAGTAGCTCTTTTGATTGGCGTGATTCTTATTTGGCAAGTTGCCAGCAACCTTTGGTGGGTTGGCGTTGATGCACCCAGCGCTGAGTTTCTTGGCTGGTGTTGGGGTTCAATGAGTGAGTGCGTGGTTCTATGACCCCACTTAGATCAATTCGCATTGATGCTGACTTGTGGCAATCAGTTAAAGAAAAAGCCACAAACGAAGGCACCACCGCCACCGCAGTTATCATTCAAGCATTGCGTGAATACATCAAGTAATTAAAGAAACGAAAAACCCCCCGCAGGAACGGCTGCAGGGGGTTTTTCTATGGGGGCGTTTTGCGCCTAAAACTATCCTAATGTATTTCTGTAATCTGTAAATCTGTGTTCAATATCTGAAAACCCTGGAACCTGCCCAACCATACTGGGAACTGCAACATAAGTTGGCACCGACACCTGCAACTGCATATACGATAAATCAATGGGTTCAGCGCGTTTGCTGGCATCAATCATAGAATCAAAAACTGATTGTTTTGCCCCGTATGCGTGGGTTGCAATGCCAGCCGATAAACGAGCTACACCTTTTGCAATAGGTTGCCAATCAATCTTGTTGCACCCAAGATAAAGCATCTGCCAATCATCAGGCAAATTGGCAATAAACACATCCCATAATTGTTCAAAATTAGGGTGCAATTCTGCATCATCTTCAAAAATAAATACACTTTGGCAATCTTTGTATTTCTCAATGACTGCTCGATGACTTAGGGCGCAGGCGGCAACACCAGTAATGCCCAGTTCGTGCCCATCAATAGCTTCAAAGCGTTCAAAAGTAATCTTGTGAGCATCTAACTGCGCTTTAATCTGCGCCATTCGATCAGGTCGCTTTGCAAGATTGATAACAACAACTTGTTCAAATACTTCGTTAAATGTCGGTTTCAATCTCGCCTGCAATGCTGGCATAGGCTGCCAAGTCCACGAAACTATCAAGGTGATCAGGTGTTTCAATAACACGGGCAACTTTTACCAGCGCCAAACACATTGCAGCCTGAGCAGGTGTAATTTCAGTTTCTAAAAATATGCTCCATAAACCTGCAATGCGCTGATGATTAGTAAGTGGTTTGCCGTAATTCTTGTTGCGATCACCGTGAGTAAGGCGCTTGGCCTCATCTAAAATTTCACCGCGTTGCATTATTTCCCCCTGTCTAAAATGGTTACTCTACCTCGGTTTGAGCTACTTCAACTGCTATTGGTGCTGGTATCCCAAAGAACTCTTGCGCTTGCTTTATGGAGTCAAACCAATGCCAGCCGTCAATGGGCAAAACATACTCTGCGTGCTTGTCTGCGTACAATTCATAGTCAAGGTTAAGTACCCACTTGCCCCAAGTCAATTGCTTACTTTCGTACTTGTAAAACCCTGCCGTGTCGTTCTCATCTAGTATCGCCATTATGAACCAGTCACCGTCCAGCCTTTGTTTGTCGCAATTGATGGTGTATCTCCTGTTGTTCCTGGGTTGCCTGTCACCGTGATTGTTTTGTTGTTTTGAATAGTTGCCACACCGCCTGAAATATAAACACCAACTGCGGCGTTGTTTACAGTAAAGGTTCCAGTTGTGCCACCTGTGGGTGTTACTGTCTGGACTGTAACATTTGTAAGGTTAAAAGTTGCAGGGGTAATGCCAGTCATTGTGACTGTTCGCCCCGAACCTGAACTAAATGCTCTAATGTCATCAACGGTATAAGTTACAACTGACCCCGTAGAAGTTACATTTGTGACATTGGGATTGAGTACGGCCAAAGCGGTATACATCTCATCTAGTTGGGCAGCGCCTAAGCGACAGTTTTGCAATGACTGAGTCCAGCGATTGCCTGTCAGTTTTGCCTGTCCAAGATTTACAGCAGCGTTTCCAAGATTGAGATTGCTACTTCCAATGAAAGCAATAGAACTTAAATTTAATTCAGAAATTCTTTGAAGGGCAAAATTGTTAGTGAACATTGTTGTCACAGTTGTAACTTTTGCAGTGTCAAAAAGCGGAAATATTTCTAACGACGTGCAAGAGGCAAACATTGAGGCCATATCTGTAACATTGCTGGTGTTAAATTGAGGAACAAATGCAAGTGAAGTGCAAGAAGAAAACATACTGTTCATATTTGTAACACTTGCGGTGTTAAATAATGGAACGGTTTGCAAAGATGTGCAACCATTGAACATACTTGACATATTTGTAACACTTGCGGTGTTAAATAATGGAACGGTTGTTAAGGAAACGCAATTGGTAAACATAAAGGATATATTTGTTACCGATGCAGTGTTAAATAACGGTACGGTTTCAATCGAACCGCAACCAGAGAGCATATTTGACATATTTGTAACACTTGCGGTGTTAAATAATGGAACGGCTTTAAGTGAGGAACAACTTGAAAGCATTTGACTCATATTCGTAACGCTTTGAGTGTTAAAAAGTGGAACAGATTTCAACGAATTGCAACCATTAAACATTGACGCCATAGTTAGGGCTGATGTAGTATCAAAAAAAGGAACATTTTGAAGTGAACTGCAAAAACTAAACATAGCATTCATCGCGGTGACACTTGATGTGTTGCTGATGCGTACAGATTGTAACTCTCTCGCACCTGAGAAAAGAAATCCCATATCGGTAACATTGTGTGACACAATGTTGATTGACTCACACGAATAAATTCTGGCAGTGGTCGTGCCAACACTATTGTTTGAGAAATTAATTGTTGTAGCGTTTGGAGCAGCAACGGCAATGTCTAGCCACGGGTTTGAAATATTTACCGAAGCGCTTGTTATGTTGCTATTTCTGCGGTTTAAGTTGACGGCAGAAAATGTCGCACCGCTATTTGTCGGAGTAACTGTAACGATGGCTTGTCGGTATCCGCGTGAGGAAAGCGTGCTTGATGAAATAGATGAGTATGTGTAATTTTTTTGAGCAGTAACACCACTTGCCACAATATCTGAAGTGCCATCGCCCCAATCAACTGTGTAGGTAGTGCCATCGGTAACAGTGCAGGCAAGTGCAATGTAATTATAAGAATCAATGTTGTAAACCGCAACACTGCCAATAACTTTTTCTTCACTTGCAGTCGGCGTGGTAAATGTAACCCAATCGCTAGGGCGCACCCATACACCTTCATTGGTAGAACGATTCGGTTTACCTCTGTTCAACCCAATAGGTGCGTTACTGGCACGAAGAACAGTCACTAGGAAATCTCGCTTCCAAAGGCTGAGAAGGCAAATGATGTATTTGAGGCGTAAATTGTCACAACATCTGTTGTTGCAAGTGTGACACCCAATGTCCAAGTGATTGAATCGTTGGCATTGAGTACGCCGTCATAGGCAATATAATGTTCATTGACAATACTTGCTCCAGCAGGTCGGATCGCAATTCGGTAAGTTCCTGAAGTTCCAAGATTGGCAACAACAATTGTTGAAACTACCGTTGATGTTGATGCTGGCACTGTGTATAAGTCATCTGCAGTAGTCGCTGCTGGGTTAGATTGTCCAAGTACCTTGTATGTTGTTGCCATTGCTTATGCTCCTATCAATAGAAATTCGGAAAACGCTGCGCCACCGCCACCGCCACTTGCCGCTGCCCACTTGATTCCAAGCGTTTCTACTGAGTCGGCAGTTAGAACGAATCCATTTGTTCCAACGCCAAGCCTAGCAAGGGCAGAGGAATCGCGTGTTAATAGATCACCTTTAGTAGTAAGTGTTGTGCTTCCACCTTCGGGTCCTGTTGCACCAGTTGCCCCAGTAGCACCTGCAGCTCCAGTTGCACCCGTTGCACCTGTTGCACCCGTAGCACCGACTGAGCCAGTGGCGCCAGTAGCACCAATATCGCCTGTTTGGTAAAAATCAAACACAATAGATTCAGTATTGCTAAAGGCAGCACCGTCAACATAAGTGCCATTGAGTTCATAATAACTTGCGTGTGTAGTAACCGAAGTAACTAGAAACGAGAAGAAACTGGCATCACCATTAGCATTGCTACGAATAGAAATGCGAGCTTTGTTAGTTGAGGTTGAATCATCAATCAAATCAAGAATATCTGAAATGCCCAACGAATCAGCAGTTGTTGTAGAAAGTATAATTTTCGTAACAGATGCCAGTGTTGCATTGTTAAATTTAAGCACACCACTGCCAGGGTTGCCTGAACTTGTAGATGTAGAAAATGTATAGAGGAAACCTGGGCGATTACCTTGAACGCCCGTTGCGCCAGTAGCACCCACCGCGCCCGTTGCGCCAATATCACCTTGTGGCCCTGTTGCGCCTGTTGCACCAACATTACCTTGAACACCTTGAGGTCCTGTGGCACCTGTAGCACCTACGGCACCAGTTGCACCTGTAGCACCAACTTCGCCTTGAGGTCCCGTTGCCCCAGTTGCACCTGTTGGTCCTGGAACTGTTGAATCAGCACCTGTTGCACCAGTTGCACCTGTTGCACCTGTTGGTCCTGGAACTGTTGAATCAGCACCAGTTGCACCTGTTGCACCAATTGAGCCAGTTGGACCTGTAGCACCTACGGCACCAGTTGCACCTGTAGCACCTGTTGCACCCTGAGCACCAGGAATCCCCTGTGGCCCTTGTTGATTGGAAACAACAATTTCGGCAGGGGTTGCATTGACAGTTGAAACCGTTACGGCATTGGGTGTTTGAGCCGTTACCGTAGTTGTTGTCGTGGGAACATAAACAATTGAAGTCATTGTTATCGTGTCACTTCGGCTGAAACTACAAGTTCTCCCTGAACAAGTCGGGTTACAGTGCCACTACCTGCGACCATTTCAAGGTCATAAATATAAGTTCCTGCAGCAAGCAACGCAGTTTGTGTAGCAGTTTGATCTAAGGTGATTGTGCCTGCAGCACCGCCAAGAGTGATTCCACCACCTGCAGTAGTCATCGAAAGAACTGTCTCTGTATCTTCAACATCAACGCGAGCCTGTAGGCGTGCAGTGTAGTTTGTAAGGTTAACTGCGGTGCCGTCAACTCTCCAAGTTAAAACAAGATTATATGTTGAACCCTGCTCAATGCTTAAATCAAGTGTGCCTGCTGCCATTTGTTTGCTCCAAAAACTAGGGGTGGATTACTTTGAGCCTCTGCCAAAATCTGTTGCTGATGAATCTAGCCACTTCAAGATTGGACCTGCAGCGCCAGCAATGGCAGCCATTCCAAGAGTCTTTAGATCAGTCTCGCCCGCAAGATATAGGGCAATTGCTGCCGCTGCTGCTGCGCGAAACCAAGTTAATGCGATTTGCTTGAATTGTTCCATTTGATTGCTCCCTTATTTCTTGCCGTGGACTTTGCAACAAGTGCAAACTTCGGCTTTGTATGCTTTTTTAGCAGGAATTGGTACGATTTTAGCACCAAGTTGTGTAATTATTTTAGGCTGATTCATCCACCAAAACCAGGGTGATGTATCTGTTGCCATATCTTCCTTGATGGAAATGTGAAGGTGCTTTT